TCACAGCTCTCCTCAAAACACCCCCTAGAACGCACACAATCGCCCCAGGATCAATCCAAAGAACAAACCTATATCAACCCTCAGGTCACTCTACTTGAGTGCCTGTAGAGGCGTACAGGGGTTCTCTGCTGTCGCTGCTGGCGCTGCTGTCGCTGAAGACAGCTCCTGGGGACAGCTTAGGCACCCCGATACTGTCTTGTTGGCTGGAAGGGGAGGGGTCGAACCTCCGACCAACGGATTAACAATCCATCGCTCTACCAACTGAGCTACCTTCCACTACTAGCTAATAAAGATGTCGATGCTTCCTGAGAATGCTCTTCCCACAGCGGCAGCAGGAGTGTTGGATATTCCAATACCCTTCCACCCACTTCTTACACCCTAGAAACGTCTTGGCCCAATACCCAGCCACACGTTGCTGGCGCGCTGTCGCTGAAGACAGCTCCTGGGGACAGCTTACACCTTCCCGCTCTTGTAAGCGGTGGTAGTGGTGCTTCAGATACTTACACAGGAACTTTTGCAGAGCCCTCCGCATGACAACCCCTCCAGGTTTTCTGTTGCTTCGGATACTTGGCTGGTTCAATGAGGTCTAGGTAGGTGGGGGAATGGGTTTGAATACACATCCCACTCCAATCCCCCACACTCTCAAACACTCCAAGGAACTCCTCTGAGGTCCACCTAGACATACAACATGGGTTCCTTCTTGGGATGTTCTCAGGAGTAACCTGAGATAAACTACAGGAGTAACCTGAGATAAACTACTAATACGTATCTTAGAGATATATCCTGTATGTTCAGGACCACCCCCGACCCCCTCCAGCCTGTGCTGAGGTGTCACACCCTTTTCAGTCCATCCCCCTGGAGGTGGTACCTATTCGTAACCCCTTGAAAATCCTCAATGTCATACGTGCATCCACTGAGGGGGTTTCGGCTTCTCCCCCAGGACATCTTCAAGGAATTTCTCCAGTTCTAATTCAAGGGCTTCCGCGTGTCGATCTTTGATACTTTCATCGATGTTTACGGAGAGTTGTTCGACCCAATAGGCTACCGCCATGGCGAGGGCGTCTAGGCGGTCGTCATGGTTCAAGGCCCCCTTCTCCCTGGAGATCCGAGTCAACTGGTAGACCCAGGAGTATTGCTGTTGGATGTCGTGGCCGTACTGTTGGATGGTCTTGTAGTCCTGCTCCACCACCTTGGGATCAACGATGAGCTTGTGGGCCTGCATCACTGGCTCAAGGGTGTCGCAAATACGGAGTTCCTTCTGTCGGCTATGCTTCACCTCTGTCACCTGACAGGCGTAGACCCTCGCCAGAACCGGCTTGAACAGGGCTGAGAACATGCCATCACCAAAGTTCTCCTCAACGACGATCTCATTGACCTTGTGTGTCAGGGCAATCATCGACAGGGCCTTCAGGTTGTCCTGAGAGTAGCCCCCTTGCATTCCCCCTAGGGCTGTGATGAAGACCTGTCCTGACTGCATTTTGGCTACGCAATAGCCCAATTCATCCTTGCCTCTGCCGGAAGGATCAATGGTCAGCACCGCCCCTTGATACGGAACCCACTTCCCTACCACCTCCATGGGCCGGTAGAAGCGATCTCCATCCATGGCGAGGTTGATAAGGTCGTTCAAGCAGAGGTCCGGTGAGGAGGCCCAGATCAATTTCTCAGGGGCCACCTCAGCATCACACGGGAGCATGATGAGGTCTTTCACTTTGAGGGGGTACCGTTCGACGTCGCTGAGACGTGTTCTGAGCATGAACTGAAGGGCGAAGCCTGCACGTCCATACGATGCTTCACGCTCTCGTAAATCAAGGTCTGTAAACCGTGCGGGATCGGTTGGAGCACCAGGCTCAACAGTTCCGGCTTCCAACTGAGACACGATGAACGGGGCGAGACGTGGACCATACTCTTCTCTCTCTTCCTCAGTAGGGAACCGTGCAGGCCATACCCGCATGGCATACCCACGGCTGAGGAGTTTGTTGTAAACGCTTTGCTCTGTCTGGGGGGTACCCAGGAAGACGATCCTTCCCCCAGGCTTCAGGATCGCATCGAACTCCTTGACCTGTTCCGCCAGCTTGTCCCGCATGGCCTGTGTCTGGGAGTTGTTGGGTACTTCGATGTCGTCAGGAATGATGAGGTTGGCACGGCTTCCGGCTAGCTGGGAGGTGATCCCAAGGGACTTCACAGAGGGCGCATGAGAGGCCGGTGCTGGTCCCACATCGAAGGCCACCTTGGAGTTTCGTTGGTCATCCCTGGGGATCAGGTGTTGCAGAATGGGCATCTCATGGATCAACCGTAAGGTAAAGGTTGAGAAATCGTCAGCCCGTTGTTTGCTGGCTGAGACCACCAGGATATTCCAATCTGGATTTTGGTCTAAGGTCCAGACCACAAAGGCTGAGGTGATCCATGACTTCCCGACTCCACGGAACGCTTCGACAATGCACCGTCTTGGACCGTCTTGAATGTACTTGGCGAGGTTGTATTGAACGGGGGTTGGTTCCGGTAGGTTCAGGTGTTTCCAGACGAGGTACAGGAAGTTCCTGAAGTCCTTCGGAGTACGCGGGGTGTAGTTGTCCATTTAGAACTCATCACTGTCCCTATCCGGCACCATGAGGGTATCCACATCCTGGGTGTCAGCGAACGGGAGGGCCTTTCTCTCTGTCTGGGTAAGGGCGTTGAGGGGGGTACCGTCCACAGGGATACCAGTGATGTCGTTATCCTTGAGGAACTGGCGAACCACGTTGAGGATAGCGGCTGAGGGGGAACGCTTACGCATCTCCCCCTCCACCTCCACCACCTCACCATTGTCCATGAGGTCTGTGAGGACATCACAGAGCTTGTCATGGAGCTTGTTGGCTTTGGTGCTTCTGGTCATTTAATGCACTCCAAAGAGTTTCTGAATCGCCCACAGACTCAGGGCACCCAAGCTCCCCGCGACGAGAAGGACGCCCCAGAGGGCACCCTTCCCGAAGCTGGCTTGGGCCTTCAATTCCCCCACTTCGTCTGAGAGTCGTTCCACGGTTTTATTCAGTTGTTCTAAGCGTTCAATCAAACGCCCAGCATCGAAGTCCGACATAGAGGACATTACTTACTCCGAGAATGAGACTTCAACCGTGCTGAGAATGATGTCATCCACGTTGGCTACACCGTTCTGTCCGGTGATGGTGAGGTTGTTCGCGGCGGTTTCGTTGAGGGTGGTGAAGGACACCACACTACTCTGCAATGTAGAGCCACAACTGAGTGTCCCGTAGCATCGCTGTTGGGCTGTCCCGATACGGGTCACAACCACCTCCATCACCCAATGCAGGTTGTTGGGAGAGGCTGAGGTGTTGTTGACAATGAGGACATCACTTCCCCACTTGGCCTTGAGGGTCTTGGCATTCGCATTGGCGGCAAATCGTCCAGCGGCTTTCATCCTGAATGTCGCCCCCACACGCCCCAGAGCATTCGCCTTCACCTGGTAGGTAAACAACGTCTCCTCTGTGGTGACAGCCGTGGTCCCATTCTGGGTGGTATGGCGAGCCACCACACCCACCACGTTGGCTTGATCGGTGGACTTCCCCACCTGTGCGGTAGGGGGTGACAGAGACGTATCCATATCGGTACAGCCCTTCACGAACACCTTCCCGATGTACGGAATCACCCCGTTGTCCACGAGGTTGAACGGCTTCTTCCCGTTACTGTTCCCATCGAAGTAGGCGTTATCGATCATTACCGATTCGACCAGACCCGACCCGTTCTTCTGAATACCGGCGTAGGTTCCAGCAGACGCGGTTCCCCAGTTCATCAATCTGGGGTTATCACAGGTGACATGGCGAATCTTGGCCGTAGCCCCCACATCCAAGACGATCCCACTCTTGGTCATGTTCTTCAGGTGAACGTCTTGGAAGTCGATCTGTTCAATCTCCGCAGTATTCGCAGCCACCACCCAGATCCCCGCAGGAGACGAGTCACGGGGCGCACTGGTCTTTCCTGTGATCCCCTGCATGGTTAGCTGGGGGAGTACAAGGGCATCCGTAATAGACACCACGATATGAGTATCGTTCGTGTCGAACCGGCACCCCTCAAAGCGCCACTGTTCCAACGTACCGGCATCCCCAGGGTTGGTGATTGCTTTGATCCCGTGGTACGGGGTGTTCACCTGACGAGAGTTCATGACGCGCAACCGCTTGTTCCGAATGGCGTAGATTGCGTGGTCTCCATCCCCGTTGTTGTCGGAGTAGCAGCTATCAATCAACACATCCGTACAACGGTGGGCCGTCAACGGTTCCCGTGGGATGTCAGGGGCACTCATGATTCGGTTCCGGCATCCACGGTATAATACGTAGTCAATCAAACTGGCTTCGGTGTCGATCCCTCCACCATCCGCGAAGAGACCCATATCGAAATCTAAGGTCTCCACGTTCTCACAGATGAGGAATTGGTTGGAGACACCACCCCCGTTGAGATTCAGCCGAATCGCGTTCATGGCATAGTCGGTGGATGAAGGGGTCTGAATCTTGATCGTGAGGTTTCTGAAGATCGCGGAACGAGAGAGGGCGAAGAGGTGTTGCAGGTTGACCAGGGAGGTCACTTGGAGGATCGTCACACCCATCCCGCACCCTTCGACAATCAAGGGCTTGTTCACGGTGTACGTCCCTGACATGTTGAAGATCCCAGGTCCGATGAAGAGGCGTCCACCAGCCGCAGGCAGGGCGGTGATCCCCGCGTTCAGCTTGGCGTAGTTCTCGGTTGCGCCATCGCCCACCATCTCCATCTCCTGGGAGGAGTGCGTATGTGAAGGTACCCAGCGAAGCCCATCCGCTTTCCCTGAATCAGCCATGATGTGGGCATAGTCCGCCCCCACAGGCACCCAGGCAATACGCTTTGACTCCGTAGGTTTCCCGATGAGGAAGCTCCCCTTTCCACCGACTGGCAAGGTATCCATCACCGAAGGGGCACTATCGTTGCCCACCATCAGCGAACCGGCATTGATGGATGCCCCAGGGTTCACGTCCGTGTGTGCGGTCAAGGCATGACCCCCACCGGAACTGGCAAACTGGGCATCTACGTATTCCTTGGTTGCGGCATCGTCCGGTTGCGTAGGGGTATCGACGAGCTTGATCCTGCGATTGAGGGCTGTGTAGGCCCCATCCCCATCCAGGTTGATCGAATTGCTTTGCTGGTCGGCCTGCTCTTGCGCGATGTAGATTTCCTGAATCGCGGAGGCATCCAGGTCCGATTCAGAGAGGACTGAGCCGTTGAAGTAGTCCACCACCGGCGTATCAATCGGGGTGGTCCGTCGAATCTCCACCACGGAACTATTTGGTGGGACAGGGGAGATCTGGACGATGTTTGAGGTCAACCAGGTAAACGTCGCAGCCACCCCATCGACTTTCACGGCGATGTGCGACTTTTGCATATACGGGAAATTGAACTGGAAGTTGGCGGTGACACCATTTCCAGGTAACTGGACAAAGGAATAGTTAGGCATTTCACCCCTTGAAAATAGGAAGGGGACCACAGCGGTAAAGCTATGGCCCCCTCAATTGAATCTGCTGGTGGGTTAGTTCGCTACGTCACGGAGGATTTCCATCGGGGTCTTGTTGCGTTCCACCCGCTTGGCGTTCTTCTGGTCCTGGTGGGCCATCTCGTACAGGTTGTACGGAAGACGCCCCGCCCGATGCTCTGCTTGGAAATCCTTCAACATGGCGTCCAGGGCTTCCTTGCGGTAGCGTTCCTGTTCGACATGAATCATCGTCACCCGTTTCCCTGTATGGTAGACGGAGGTACCATCGTTGGCGAGCTTGTAGCGTTCCGACTTGAACAGGTCTTGGAGCTTGTCGTGGAAGGTCCGTCCCCCAATCGTCACCGTTCCGATCTTCTCTAACCACCGATCATAGGCGGTCTGCCCACTCGGGAGTTTATACGTAGAGAGATCCAAGGTGCCGAGGGTTTCCCGTGGTTGCGTGAACTGGGCTTGGATGTCCGAGGTGGACAGCCGCGCCAGTTCCTTCATCACAGGATCGGCCTTCTCATCACTCACCGTGAACGGATTGACGGCACTCCACGGGTACTGCATCGGGTATTCTTTCTTCTGCCCTAAGTAGTCCCGCCGTGCTTCGATGTCTTCCGAGAGGAACGGGATCTTCGCCATGATTGCATCCATCATGGTCCGAACGTGTTTCAGTTTGTCATCCGGCCGGAAGGCCCCCACCCAGTTGGGTACGTAGGAGGCTGCTCGCATGTTGAGGAGGCGTTGTGCAATCTCCTCTTTCGCATACCCTGAACCCATCATGGAGCTAATCTCCACCAGGCCCTTCAGGTAACTCTTGCTGGACAGGTTCTCAGCCAAGGCTAAGGTCATCGCTAGAGTTATGCTGTTTCGCTGGTTCTCAGGGACTTGGTTGGTCATCTGGTAGAAGTCCGCAGACAACCCGAAGACCATCCCGATAGGATCGAGACGGTTGAATGAGACATAGGTGCGATTCCCTTCATCCCCAAAGACAAAGCTGTATGGTTGCCAGCCCGTGGCGAGCTTGGCGTCCCGCAGTTCCTTGTCCCCTGGGGAACGTCCGGTAATCATCCCATCCATTGCCATGAACCCCGCTCCTAACCACATGGTAGACCCCATGGAGAGCTTTCCAATCGCTACGGACTTCCGCGTACCACCCGCAGCAATCTCCGACCAGTACCGCTTTTGAAGCACAGCGGCTGGGCCGTAGTCGATTGCCTGTCGCGTGAGGTTGACCGGAACACGGATGAACGGGAGGACGGTTCCCCGTAGGATGGGGTGTGTGTTAGCGACGGTCTGCATGGTCTCACCGAAGGATCGGTTGCCGAACACTGTAGAGGTCTTGAGGTCTTGCGTGAACGTGGCTTCCTCAGCGTACCTCAGGGCGTTCTCATCGGTCCCGAAGGTTTGCCTAAGGGCGGTAGCCTTATCACCAGGAACCGCTTGCATGGTGAATCCACCCTGGAAACGGTCCTGAATGTACTGCTCCACCTGGGAGATGGATTTCCCATCAGCAGCAGGGACCATCTTCTTAGGATCGAGCTTCCCATTCTTCACCATATCCTCTGCCTCACGGGAGGCTTGGGCCATGAGCTTGGAACGATAGTTCATCTGCTTAAAGAACTCATCTTCCGCCGTGAGGAAACGACCAGGGAACCGGATGGTTTTCCCAATGGCGTCCGTCCCCCACCCTAACCAGGAGTTAGGATCAAGGTTGTAGTTCGCGGAGGAGATCGAAGGGACATGATCGACTTGCTGCCCACCGCCGAGAATCGGCTTGGCTGTGGAAAAGGATCTCCGCGCCATCTCCAGGCTGTCCCCGATGTGTTGACGAAGACCACGGTAGAGAGCAATCCCTTCCCGTACATCGTCCCACTCCCTACGTAGTGTCCCGCCCACGATCATATTCATGGGTTGGGCAAGGGTGTTGGCGGTTGCGGAAATCACGTTGATTACATGCGTCTTGAAACCGGAGAGGACACCGTTGATCCAGAGTTCATTGTGGGAATCCACAAACTTCCTGAACCCTGAGGCTTGCACCGTCTTGAGGATGGATGCAGGATCGCCTTCCGTGAGGGACAACCGTTCAGCCACCTTGTCAAGGGCATCAGGACCACCGTAGGCATCGATCATCTTCTTCATATCCTCACCGCTGTACTTCGCGGTGGTGCGGATACGTCCCGCGGCGGTGGTTCGTGCGGCGGCTTTCTGAAGGCTCTTGGTCATCCCTTCGACATCGGCCAGGATGTCAATGAGACGTACCATCTCCACCTTGGCAGAGTTCCCACCAGTCCCATCGATGTGGACACTTCGGGAGAGCTTGTAGATGTCCGTGGAGAGGGACTGCATCCAGTTCTTCGCGGCCACCACGGTTGCGGCCATCTGCTTATCGGCCACACCCCAGGTCTTGAGGTTCGCTACCATCTGCTCGGGCTTGCTGCCCACCAGGGCTGCGAGGGATTTGATCTGTTGGAAGGTCTGGACGTCACCCACGTTCTTATCGAGCATGGGCTTGATGGTCTCAGCCATGAACTCCAAGGTCGTCTTGACTTCGGTAGGGCTGTCCATCTTGGAATAGTTGAACGCCCCATTCACCGGCTGAAACAGGTTGTCGAGGTTCCCACGTCCGATCTGGTCCGCAAGGTCACGATGGAATGTTTCCTTGGCTTCCTTCGTGAGGGCAAAGACAGACTCCCCACGGGAGTTCGCTGCAAGGACTTCCTTCTGGACTTGTTCGAGGGCTTGAGGGCTTGGTCCCACATCACCGGCACCGATTGACTCAGGCTTGACCTGTGGCTGAGGCTGGGTTCCGGTTACTGGTTGAGCCGTGGCCGTGACTTTCACCTCAGGTACTTCGATGATATTCTCTGCAAACTTCTCCTGAGGTTTCCCCGCTTGTTCTGTGGCGGCTTCTACATCCTTCATGATGTCATCAGCCACCCCATCCAGTTGCCCCGCTGCTTTCCCTGGGAGCACCTGATTCTTCACCGCCTTGACACCCTTGAAGAGGATCATCGCCACAGGGGTGGTCAACATATCCTCCAGGGCGGCTTTGAACTTCCCTTCGGCTAGTCCATCCTCAGGCTTCGCGGCTAGGAACTCCGTGACAGGGTTCTCCAGAAACGGGTACTCCTGAACGATGTTCGACAACCGCGCTTCGTTGGGATCGGCCACAATGCCCGTACCCACACCGCTGGCGACGATTTCCTTGACCACGCTGGGGAGCTTGGTAGCCACCCCAGCCCCTTTCAGGATCGCACTCCCACCGACAAACCCTAGACCGAATTGCACGATGTCTGAAGTGATCTTTCCCAGGAGGGTTTCAGGTTTGTCCGCGTGGGCTTCGATCTTGGAATCATTCTCAGCCTTGAATGCGTCATCCTGTAGAGCTTCAGGGAGGATCGCACGGCCAACCTCACGGACGGTC